GTTTCAACTTTCTCTTTCTTCTCCGCAACATAATCCGGATCACACATCAAACAAGGCACTGTCATGTATGGATGTACCTGACAATGTTCCTTGTCGACGAAATTTGAAGACGAATCGACAATCTCCTTCTGAGTCGTGTAGAAATTTGGCGTTTCGGTGACCAGGTAAGCGATAAATTTAGCAAGTGGTTCGGCTTTTCCGATAGAGATTATCGACCAATCATCTGCCAAGCTATTGGAGTCGCTTCTGGAAATTTTAACAGTCCCATAATTCAGAAACCACGCATCAGGCATAGGATTGCCAGCGAATTTATGGTGAAGTCCTCCACCTGGAGCAGCAGCTCCTGGCTTCAACTTCACATCAACAACAACGTCGAATCTGCGCATTACTGATGCAGGATTTATGGAAAAATATTTAGCATGAAGATTGTCAGTGTTTGTAGTGACAATAACAATGCGGCAACGAATGTCCATTTTCCCTTTCTTATCAGCTTCTGGGCTCAAGGCCGAACAATGCATGTTGTTTATAAACTGAATTAAAATGAAGATGGGATTGCCTTCACAAGTCTCGGGCTTAGAATTTCCCATGTCATCAAACAAAACACAGACATGTTGAGACCTAAAATCGGATTGGTACTGATCATTACCATTTATAGTACAATAATGTTCTTTCCTTTCTGAAAGTCCGTTAGCACGACAAATGGTATGACGCACTATACCGGCCAAAGTACTCTTTCCGACAGAAGAACCTCCGCGTAATAAAACGGCGAAAGGTTTCTGTCTCAATCCGGCCTCATGCCAGGAGGACTGTAAGTCCGTTGAAAGCTTATCCAGCTTGATTAGCCAACTATTGTACTCACGCCTCGCAGCAGGATCGCCTTCACAGCGTTTCATCATATTTTGAACTCCAAGATTAGTGTTAAATAACATGACAAGAATCGCTGCTTCATCTTCGACTCCATATTTTTCCAAGGCTATGTCCATCTTGCCAGAAATATTTAGATGAACGACATCGAGACAGGCTCGGTACATTTTTCCAATCTCATCATGATCCTCATCTGTAAGTAATAAAGACATGTCTCCCGAAGTGAGGGCAGGGATAACATTGTCAACACAAAAATCAATAGTGGAGAATAAATGATGGAGTATAGATGGATTCTCTTTCCTCATGGTTTTGATATGCAAAATGCGGAAGAGCTCCTCTGAGTAACCATTAGATTGTTTTTCGGAAACGAATCCTGAGGTAACTAAGAGGGTGATCAAGCCTGCAATTTTCTTACCAAATTTTCCTTTTGTTAACAAGGTCCAATTGGCTTGGAACCATCCACTCTCAGGGACGAATTCACCTTCTGAAGTGCAATCCTCCCATTCTCCTGAAGACCCTTCTCCGAGAATCTTCATAACAAGGCCGGTCACGGTACCAAACAGGCTCTTGCTTCCCATCCAAGTCTTCACATAAGCTAAGACTGGAATGATCATGTCCTGTAATGAGTCACGCTTGCTCAAATCAATCAACAATAGTAAGAGACTTTCAAAACGGGACAACATTGCCTCGACGAGGCTATCATCCGCGCTGAATTGAATTGATCTCTTCACTCTGTCTAGAAATCTTTGAACAGCATTAATTTTCTCAGAGATATCATGAACTTTTCCAGGAAGAGTAAATATATCATCGAGAAGACCAGCATCTGGCCGAAAAGCGTCGGCAGTCGCACTCGCTCTAGTGAGTCGAGATTTTGAGTCATTTCTCAAAGTGAGCCAAAAGGGGTCAGGCCACCTTCGAGAAAATCTAATTTTTGTTTTAAACGGTAGTGTTTTAACGCTAACACGTAGCGGCGTGGAACCGTCTTCAATTTTGAAGTTTCCACCGCGGTCGGTCTTGGCTTGCTTAATGTCCACCAAGTTGGACGCATGTTCGACGATTCTTTTGTTAGAACCCCCGGCTGTAGTGCCCTCCACACCTCTGGACGTCTTTCCAGATAAGGGTGTCATTATGAAATGACTAAAGGCCATACCTCCACTGGAGGAATGGGGTCATGAAAGACCTCCCTTGTCATCGGGATTTATAGCACCAAACTCTTCAACACCATAATGCAAATAGTACTTTTGGAACTGACAATTCCAAAGTAAATAATTGCGGAAGTAAAAGGTTGGTAGAGTGTCTTTTTAAAGCAGAAAAAGACACGAAACTTGTTTTATG